ATGTTTTGTTTACCGTATTCGGTTATAACTGTCATTGAATTGAAAGATAGGTGAATGGCGATGATGAACTGTCAGGTCGCCATGTCTACCTACTTCTTCGGTGGTCTACCTTTCTTGGTACCGTATGTTCCTTTTCCTTTTGGCATAGTTAAAAGTTAATGTCTGATCGTTGTAGTTTTTCCATGACTGCTTCACGGTATGCAGGGTCGTCGTTATACCTTGGATCTTCCATGGCTTTCACCATCTCAGCTTGGCTATTAAATTTATCGCCTGTTGATCTAGGTGCTTTACCAGTAATCATCTGACCATCTCTACCAGCTGCGTCTTGATACTTAAGAGCTAATGACTGTACTGCAAAGTAAGCAGCTAGGGGATTACCTAACTCCATCACTGCGTCGTACATGTTGATCTCTTGCTCAGGGACATTCTCGTTAGCCCATCCCATCATATTGTTGTAGTTCTCTTGACCTCCAACTAAACCATGTATCTGTTGGACATCATTATCACTAAACTCTTTTGATCCACCTTGCTCTAATGCTTGTCTCTGTTGCATTGCAAGTTTAGCAACGTCAACAGGATTCATTTTACTTAGTTTATCAAACGTCTCTGGAGTCAGAGTATTATTACTACCCTGTTCCCATAACTGATCAAGGAGATTGTCTGAAGGTTTTGACTCCTGTTTTGGAGGTTCATTATTTGATTCTTCCTTCGGTGAATCTGGCTCAGATTTTTCGCCTAGTTTTCTTTCGAGTTCATTGTAAGCTTTCTCTAGATCTTTAGGATCTTTATACTTACCTGCTAGAAGCGGATTCTGTTCAGCTTCCATTTGCTCTCCAACTTGTAGAGAGTCTTGCTCCTCTGAATTGAGAACCTCAGAATTTTGAGGCTCTTCCATTGTCAATGTTTGTTCGTCGCTCATTCGATTTCAGGTGGTGTGTCTTGTGCGGCTAGTGCAGGGTTCTTAGATGGGTCCATCATTGGAGTCTTCATCATTGCAGTTTGATTCTCTGCCTGTTGTTGCTGCATAGCCATTTGTTGTGCTTGCTGCTCTCGTTGTTGTATCTCTTCCATTGATGTAACAAGGTTCAATACATCTATTCCTGAAGCAGCTGCTAATCGTTTGATTACTTCCTCTGGATTGATGAACTTCTGTACAGCCTCTGGTCCCATTGTTTGTGCAACGACCTGTAGGAACTGACCTAAGCTTTCTCTATCCTGACCTCTACCTAGTGCGTTAACACCTGCCACGATGGTAGGTTTAACAATGTCCTTTGGTAGACGTGGTATCTTTCCAGACTTTTGGAATTGATTAAGTATTCTATTTAGGTATGGCAGTAGGAACTCTGTAGTGAGTAGGCTGAACAGCCCTCCCAATTGTTGCTCCAACTCCATCTGTGTGAGGCGTACCTCCTCGGCTGTCGTGCGTTCACTTTGCCTGACTTGCATAACTAGGAACGCATCATTAAGTCTGCGCTCTAGTTGTTGCATCATTTCAAATGCTGTCTTGAAGTCAGCTGTCTTACCTACCTGTACGACTCCTATGTCATCAGGTCTGCCTTGCACGATTGCGCCGTTCCCTGCGTTAGCAAGGGTACTTGGTTTCGTCGTAGAGCTAGGTGATACTGTGAACACGACCTTTGCAGCCGCTGCACTACCTTCCACTAGGGCTTGTGATAGTGACTCTAATGATTTTAAGTCGCCAATAAACTGTCCGACTCTACCCCGTCCGTAATCTTCCCCTTCAACATGAGAGAACCTCAATGCTATCCAAGGTGTTACATCTATAGGTGCTTTCCCGTAGGACTTTTCTAATATCTTACCGTGTACTTCCTGATGCCAGACGTATCTGTTGTTGTCTCGTTTGACATGGGTGTAGATGTCGCACTCTTGGACATTATCAGGTGAGCTATCAACTACAGAATCATACTCCTTTAGTATGTCCTCTGGTAATTGATCAGCTATTAATTTCTTAGCAATAGTTTCCTTCGTGATTATTTCGATCACATTGCCGTTACCATCTCGTTCTACAACGTAGCGGTTAAGCGGATATAACTTCAGACCATCCTTACCCATAAAGATAAGTGCATTACCTGCTACTACTAAATGTAGGAGAGCTTCATGCACTACGACACGATCATTAGATGCTGCTACAGCCTCTTGGATAGTACGTTCGATCTTTGCAAATGATAAGTCTAGTTCTGATTTAACCTGTGGACCAAACTCTTGACCAAGTTGACTTTCATCTACCTGTAACTTGAAGAAGCTGGTTTGTACAGGGAGCATTGCTTGCATAAGTTTTGCAGCTAATGTCACTGAACCTTTTGCACCAACTGACTGCCAAGGTGTAGGGAGTTGTCTCATCCCCTTGGTGTATTGATCCTTTAAGATTAAATATGGAAGAGTTAATTCTGACGCTTGTTCTGCTTCGTCTAGAAACTGGGTACGTTCGCTTGTCAAATAATCATACCTAGTTTTTGCTGTCATTTTATTTAACTACCTGTTGCGTTCATTGTTGTACCGCCGTCAACTCCAGAGCCGAAGTTGTCTTTGAAGAATTTCATACCAGTTTGCATACCTTCCCATGGGTTATAAGCAGCTTGTACACCACCTGGATTTAGACCGCCGTAGCCATACTGACTACCGCCACCCATCATTCCACCACCACGGCCACCGCCCATGACAGACATAAGCATCATGAACTTCATGAAGTCACCCATACCATCAGACTTTTGTTGACCGCCTGTTAGGAAATCTTTGAAAGCATCTTTATCCGCAAACTCAGTCCACCAACCACCAGCAGGATCAGCAGGATCAGCAGGATCAGCAGGATCAGCAGGATCAGCAGGGTTAGCAGGGTCAACAGGGTTAGCAGGATCAACAGGAATTGTACTTCCATCAGTTACTCCACCACCACTTCCAGTACCTACTCCAGTGCTGTAGTTGTTAGCTGCAGTAGCTCCTAGTACTTTGTTGATAGCGTTTTGTTCAGTAGCCCAATTGCCACCTTTATCTAGGATGTTTGATGCCCAATTGTTATCTGCATTAAAATCTAAACCACTACTACCAGTATAATCACTGTGTTGATCAGTCTTCCATCCACCAGCTAAGACCTGTTTATCTAGGTCAGCTTCAGATATACCACCTGCACCTGCAGCATCTACTAATGCTTTTCTATTTAGAAATTCACTACTGCCACTGATACCACTCTTAACTTGGTCAGCAGTCTTACCTACCCAGTAGTCGGCATCATATTCGGAAGCATCACCAAAGGTGGCATTCCGTCCAAGCATCTCATTGTAGAGCTTGTTAACTTGAGCTTGATTTAAAGCCATTGTATTGTTCGTTGTAGAATTGTTATTTTTAACGGTCAGTAAATCTGATGTTGACTGACTTGACTGGGTGGGTTTGTCGTCTAGGTCTAGTAGAGCGTAATAGCTCATTGTTTCGGCAGGGTTACTAGCCATCGCTTTCTCTAAACTAATACCTTCCTTTAGTTGGTTGGCATATAGTTTTTCAAAGTCTTGTTTAGTCTTACCGTCTGGATTGTATCTTTCATAAAATTCTAAAACCTCTCTTGGCATAGACCCACTACCAGGATTATTAGCACTGGTAGATCTATAGTTTTTCTCACCTATCTTTGCCTTGACTCTAGTCTTTAAAGAGTGATTAAATTTTCCAAAACCTTTAGGTATTTTATTAGCAGCCCAGTTTCCAATACCACTTAGACCTAATGCTTTAGCTATTTTATGATTAGCTAAGTGTTTTGCAATCTGTTTAGCATCTACTTTAATATTAATCTTACCGTACCTATTAGTTCCTGTTTTAGCAGCGACACGAGCGTTTCTTCTCGCTCTTCTAGCTGCTTTGCTAGAACCTCTTCCAAAGTTTCCTCTTCCCATATTTATTCCTCACTGACTCGATCTCTTAGCCACTCCACAACAGAGCGTTGACCAGATTTGTACATAATTGCTCCTATATCTTCTTTAGGATGTGGGGTTACAGGTGGAAATTTCTCCTCCAATTCTTGAAGGATTGATTCTAAGTTTGGTCCAAGTATGGACTCAAGAGTATTGGGGTAGGTTGACATTAGAATGCTCGAAAAAGGCAGGCATTCTAGCTGACTTAGTTTCGGCTAACTCTGGAGCTTTGCCGTTATACATAAGATTATCGCTAGAATCCAGCCAGAATTTTTTGCTTAAATATTTATCGCCATAGGTATTCTTACTTAGTGGCTCCATG